GGTTTGCTATGGGCTGAAGGGAATATTATAAAATATGTATGCAGGCATCGCGCCAAAGGACATGCAGCTGATATAAGTAAAGCGATGCATTATTTAGAAATGATAAAGGAGCGAGATTATGACGAGTAGACAAATGCAATTTAAAAGTTTATTTTCTCCTGCACCCGAATGGGTCGTCCCCGCTCAATTTCCCGACCTCACCAAAGAAGATACAATCGCCATCGATTTAGAAACATACGATCCTAACTTAAAGATCAAAGGCTCCGGTGCCATTATTCAAAAAGGACGCATCATTGGCATTGCTGTTGCATCAGAAAATTTTAAAGGCTATTACCCCGTGGGCCATGAAACAGGAAACGTGGACACTGAGCGTGCACGTGCATGGCTCCAAGCAATATTGAATTCCCCCGCAACGAAAGTTTTTCATAATGCGATGTATGATGTCTGCTGGCTCAAAGGATCAGGGTACAAGGTTCAAGGGCCAATCGTAGATACTATGATGGCCGCTTCTGTTATTGATGAGAACAGACGCAGTTATACACTTGATGCATTGGGAAGAGATTATCTTGGGAAAGGAAAAAATGAAAGCGGATTAGTTGAGGCCGGCAAAGAATGGGGCGTAAATCCTAAATCAGAGATGTATAAACTCCCCCCTCTTTACGTTGGGGGCTATGCGGAACAAGACGCAGATCTTACTTTTAAACTATGGAAACGATTACAAACAGAAATTAGTGCACAAGATCTCACCGACGTTTTCAAATTAGAAACCGATCTTTTCCCATGCCTCGTGGATATGCGTTTCCAAGGAGTTCGAGTTAATGAAGTGAAAGCCCATCAATTAAAACGATCCTTAGCTGCAAAAGAGGAAAAGATATTAGTAGCCATTAAAGGATTAACTGGACTGAATGTAGAGATATGGGCTGCACGTTCTATTGCCAAAGCATTCGATAAGCTTAAACTACCTTATGACAGAACAGAAAAATCAGAGGAACCCTCTTTCACCAAAGGCTTTCTTTCTAATCACCCCCATAAACTCGCACAACTTATTGTAGCAGCACGCGAGACTAATAAGGCCCACACTACTTTTATTGATACTATTCTTAAACATCATCACAATGGACGTATTCATGCAGACATTAATCAGCTACGCTCAGATGATGGTGGCACAGTCACGGGAAGATTTTCATATGCGAACCCCAATTTACAGCAGATTCCAGCCAGAAATAAAGACTTAGGGCCATTGATTCGGTCCTTATTTATTCCAGAAGAAGGATGTAAGTGGGCTGTTTTTGATTACAATCAGCAAGAGCCCAGACTAGTTGTACACTACGCATCCCTTCAAAGACTTGTGGGAGTGAGTGATGTTGTTGAAGCTTACCAAAGAGAAAATGTAGACTTTCACCAAATAGTGGCAGATATGGCTGATATTCCACGGGCACAAGCGAAAACTATTAACTTGGGATTATTTTATGGAATGGGGAAAGGAAAATTAGCAGCAGAACTTGGTATTGATAACGAACGAGCTGAAGAATTATTCAAACAATATCACGAGCGCGTACCATTTGTTAAACAACTAACATATGCAGTAGCAGACAGAGCCGAATCATCAGGAGTGATCAGGACTCTAGGTGGTCGCCGTTGTAGGTTTAACATGTGGCAGCCACGTTCTTTTGGAATGCATAAGCCTTTGCTCCATGAAGAAGCTCTTAAAGAGTATGGCCCAGGGATTAAACGTGCCTTTACCTACAAGGCTCTTAACAAACTTATCCAAGGATCAGCTGCCGACATGACTAAAAAATCTATGTTGGATCTTTATAAGGAAGGTATTGTTCCTCATATACAAATACACGATGAGTTAGACCTTTCACTTGAAAATGAATCCCAGGCAAAAAAGATTATTAATATTATGGAGAATGCGGTAGAATTAGAAATACCTAACAAAGTTGATTATGAATCCGGCGACAGCTGGGGAGATATGCATTGATGCGTGCCCACACACAATTATTTTTGATCTTGATAATATTATTTTATTGTCACGCCGCTGGTATTTTATGATTAAACTGCCAAAAAAGCGTAACCCTATTGCCAAGGCACTCATTGACTTTAAACACAAAGTGTATAAGGATAAAACTAAATATGACCGAAAAAAAGAAAATAACCAGTCTGACAGCTGACGAAAAGAAGCAGTTGTTAATAGACAGATTCTTAGGATATGGTGATGATACGCACACATACACTAAGTCTCTGGTCGTAGGGGACTGCCCGAAGTGTAAGGAGAGAACCAACTTGGTTCAGCTTCCTGAGAAAGCTCCGGCTGTTCTCTTTCAATGTACACTCTGTGGAGGGTTACTTGAACAAAAGAAAAATGGAAAAATCACGTATGATGTTATTGGGGAAGCACATGTTTCTATTAACAAGAATGCACCACCAGACTATCTATATTTAAATGAGCCGGAAGAAATTTAGAAAAGATATAATTGTAGCCCATAGACCAACAGTAAAGAAGACAAGCATAGGACAGTCTACAAACACTTCATTATGTATGATGAACAAAAAGAAACGACATAGCTGGAAGGCTTACCACAGGCAGGGACGATGATACAACCAACACTCTTATTTAAAGTTGAAGGCTACGCCTTTAAGAATGGAGAAGCAGAAACGCACAGGGAATCCCTGAGTGCATTCCTGCGTGAGATCCGAGAAAGTTCAGCACGTGGGTACGATGCCATTGATTCACACACATCACCGGAAATTAAAGCGAATCTTTATGAGAGTGATTTTGGTCTTTTTAAAAAGGAACATGCAGGACTGGATCAATTAAAAAGATTTATTGCAGGCTGTATGCTTAAAGTAGCTAAATATAATAACCCGGCTGTTGATGAGAAAAAACTTGATCTTAATTTTTTAGAGAGCTGGTTTCATATTACCCGTAGCGGAGGCTATCATGGACCACACCGTCACCCTAACTGTGCGTGGGGTGGACTCTATTACGTGGATGTAGGGGATTCGACCAAGGACAACGGATCTAACACCTTCTATAATCCACAAGAGGCTCTGTGTACAGATGTAGCCTCACAGTCACATACAGCAACCAGCATTACACCCCAGAACGATCATTTGTTTATATTCCCCTCATACCTCTTGCATGATGCAAAAGTGTATCAAGGCACAAAAGAGCGCATTGTAATTTCTTTTAATGCTCTCTTAACAGAAAAAGAGTAGTCCCCGGGGGAGGAGACTACTCATAAGAAAGGAAGTAGAATATTATGTGTTTATTTTTAAAGGATTATTTTATTTTGTCAAGAGGCTTGACTATCCTACAAAAAAGTATATATTAGTGCAATGGATAATGATAATAAAGGCCATACTCTCGCTCACGATGTCCAAGAATTAAAGCTAGAAATGATGGCTTTAAAGGCTGAATTAAAGAAAGAAAAAGAACTGACTACACGAATTGGTCTTTTATTGATGGATCTTAAAAGGACAGTCGAGAGTGCATTAACAACAATAACCAAACATTAAGGAGGTATACAGGGTGACAGATATTAATCTATATAAGAATATTACAATTTCTAAGAATGCGTATAAGAAGTTAAATATTTTGACAGAAAATATTCTACCACATACACGTTTGTCCAAGAGCAAAACGGTAGAATCGCTGATTGATGACAAGTTTGCGAAACTTAAAAAGTCTAGGAAACTCAAAGTCAACGGCGGTGCATAGTGGAAGAATGGACATTGCAAGATTTACAAACAATTGTAAGATTGTTAAAGTGGTGTCACGGAACAATAGGCCATTTTGATATGATGGAGTGTGAAAAATTAATTATTAAAGCTGAGCGGATGCTCGAGCAAAGGAGAAGAAATGTCTGACCAGAAAAAAAGTCTTAACGTAGGACTCCATATGGTTAAACCATTTGGGCCTGTTGTGATGCAGGTGAAGATGGAACCCGAGTATGTTGACTGGATTAATAAGTACCATGACACCGTGCGTGCAGATAAAATTAAAAATAAAGAACTTGATTACTCTCATGCGTTAGTTGGCAATGTCGAAAAAGAAATAGAAATTCCAGGAAAAAATTTAACAGAAGTGATGCCGGGAGGTAAGTTACCTTCACTCGCTGAATATCTCAGCAAGTTAACTGAACAATACATTCAGCGTGTTGATAAAATGCAAACCCAGGATCCCGTCTCAAGTCTTACCAATCAAAGCCATGTTCCATTTGAGAAAGGAATTAAAACCGGTGGACCTAAAGAACTTCAACTTGTTACTGTAATGTCCGCATGGACCGTTGCGCAATACAAAGGAGATTATAATCCTGTGCATAAACATCATGGCACCGTCTCGTGTGTGACCTGGACCAAGGTTCCCGAGTGTATTGAAAAAGGAAATGAACGTGATGAAGCTGGTTTTTTTGTACTCATGGATGGATTCAGATCGAATCTATGTGCAAATCTTTATGCCATCAAACCACAAGTGGGACTGATGTTATTCTTTCCCAGTTGGTTACACCATGCAGTCTATCCGTTCCGCGGGGAAGGAGAGCGGCGCTCGTTTTCAGCCAATCTCTTAGCCGTTCCCAAAGAAGAGAAAGACCTACTCAATCTAGGGGTCTTTATTTTAGACAAGAAAACATTAGAAGAACACGTAGCAAAGAAAAAAAGAAGAGAGGAAGAAAATGCACCCAAGAGTTAAACGCTTGGCTTTAATTTATCCACGCGTTAAACTAGAACCTTTAGAGGGATTAGACGAAGCTGTTATTGGAATAGCTGAACGTCAAGATTTTACTCCTACCCTCTGTTACTCGGTCGAGAAGGCAGCTAAAATTATTGAAGCCAACTCACCACCTGATATGACATATGAGAAAGCTATCCAGTTTATTAAAAAAAACTACATGGCAGACTTTAGAGGACCTCAGAGTCCTGTCTGGGTAACGGAGTTCAAACATGATTAAAGAAGCACTCGTTAGTTTTTGTCTTACCTTTGCTCCCGTCGAGCACGCCAGTGTTCCCTCTGAACATCAACTCATCTTTGATATCGCCAAATGTGTTAAACAATACAATGAATACTCCAACACACTCGACTTTCCGGTGGTTCTAGCTGCAGCACAAGCCATGCATGAATCGAACTGGGGGTTGTCGCGCTTTGCACGGGAAGGAAATAATTATTATGGAATCAAGACTTGGGATCTTACACGGCCTCACATAAAAGTTCAAGGAATGGAAGATGCAAACTTTGGAATGCGTGCATATCCTAATTTGTGTTTCTCTGTTGCCGATTACATGGAACTTCTTTTAACATCTAAAACTTATACATACTTTCGTGAAGTCTTAGCGCGTGGTGACTATACATGGGAAGAATTACTCGAAGGCTTAGATGACTATGCAACGGATGCGGAGTATCGCAAGAAAGTAATTAAGATGATTTATAGAATACAGGAGATTATGGATCTTGCATATGGCTAAACCTCCTAAAATAGAATTCGTTGGACCTTATGATTTCTCACCATCCTATGCGGTGCCTGATGATTTCTCACAATACCGCTTAGCGGGTATGGAAGAGAAGTATCAACTGGCTGGCATGCGTATGCTGGAACTGGGATTCCAGGATGAAGCAGAAATGTTTTATAAAAAAGCCCATGACTTAAACCCTAAAGCCTTTGCACCCGCCCTTAATCTTGGAATCATTGCAGGCAAGAAAGGCAAGTATGTGGAGGCATTTAAATTTTTAAATGTTGCCAAGCTGATTGATCCTCTCCGTCCAGAGGTGCTGGCTAATATTGCAGACATCTATATGCAACAGAACAAAAATGATAAGGCTTTATATTTTTATGAAAAGTGCTTAGAGATTAAACCTAATTTCTATGTCCTTCGATCTTATTATGCTCTTTGTCTCTTAAAAGTAGGTCGATTTGAAGAAGGCTGGGAGCAGTACGAGATCCAGCGTGATGTCGAAGAGCGCCCTTATACGTCGCCCTATTGGACTGGACAAAGGCTCAAGAACAAAACGATCATTGTCTATTGTGAAGGAGGCTTTGGTGACTCGGTCATGATGGCGCGCTACTTACCAAGGCTCAAGGACCAAGGCTGTAAGATTCTCTTATGTGCATTTCAAAAGGAAATGCAGTTTGGGAAGCTCTTAACTGAGTGTGGTGCATATAGTATTCACTATGCAGACGAACCTATCCCACCCCATGATTATCATTGTGGGCTTTTGTCCCTACCACACCGTTTTCCTTCCCCTACACCTCCCACTCCCATTAATTTTATTAAGGTGAGTGATAGTTGTCGTAAGAAATGGGAGAAGCTTCTGGTTGATGTAGACTATCGTAACTTTATTAAGGTTGGACTCTGTTGGGCTGGTAATCCTGCCCATCGCATGGATAACAAGCGCTCTCTTGCGTTCTCTCAGCTCGAACCCCTCCTCGATATTCCTCATGTTAAATTTGTCTCGTTACAAAAAGGAGTCGCTGCTAATGACTGTAAAGGAACAGTCGTTCATAATTTTTCTAAAGATATGAAAACATTTGAAGATACAGCGGCCATTATTGAAAAGCTCGATCTCGTCATCTCGGTCGATACCGCACCTGTCCACGTCGCAGGGACCATGGGAAAGCCCGTATGGATGCTCTCCTATTTTCCTGGCGACTGGCGGTGGGGTACGAAGGGTACCAAGGGATACTGGTATGACAGTGTAAAGGTTCTACGTAAATGGACCATGAAACAAATAAAGGAGGATTTAAAGACTTATGACATTAAAGGAAATTAGTGATCTTTTCCCCGACCATGAATGGCTCACAACAGATGGCTTTGATGATTGTGTAATGGGTGTAGTCTATTCATTTAGTGGTGAACCTATCCTTGCTTATGATTATCATAAAGTTATTAAAAAACTTATGAAGGATATGAGTGAAGAAGACGCGATTGAACATTTTAATTTTAAGATTGTGGGGTCTTATGTAGGCAAGAGCACTCCTGTATACATTCAAACATGAAAACATTTAATACATTAGTCAATGAGACCCGTATCTTTCACACCATCTACGATGGGTACAAGACTTTAAACCCACGACTTCAAGCAGAGAT